CTGCTGTTGCATTCAAGTATCAAGCTAAGGATCCAAAACCTACTGAGTCTGCATACAAAGCAGCAAGGGATTACTTCATCCCCACTACATCAGGTGATGGAACTGGAATAGCTGCCGATGTGGAGAAGGTAAAGGCTATGAGGGAATCCTTCATGTATTCATCGTGGCACAAAAATCCTCCGATCGGGCTAGCTTCTGGGCTAACTCCTGATAACATAGAACTCTACAAGCCATACATTACCCACGCCCTAGTGTCTACCGGTGTGAGCTCAGATTTCTACAACTTCGACCGTGAACTGCTCAAGACGTTCATCAACAGAGCAAAATCTTGATCATTCTAATTCTCAATAAATACTCCGACGAATATTGTCTTGGAGTATTTAAGTGGATTGGTTGTATGATGGTAAGGTGGTTGATGAGAAGGACTTCGAAGGGTACGTAGGTTTTGTCTATCTCATAGAAAACCTGACGAACGGTCGAAAGTACATCGGTCAGAAAAAGGCTTGGAGCCACAAGTTCTCTGTTAAGACGAACCCTGTGACTAAGAAAAAGAAGAAGACTAAGATCATCATTCCATCTGATTGGAGAAAGTACTGGGGATCGTCTATCGAACTTCAGGCTGACATAGCTCTCCTCGGTGAGGATAACTTCTCCCGCACAATTCTGCGACTCTGTAAATCTAAAGGGTTGATGAATTACTTCGAACTCAAAGCTCAGATGGACAACGATGTCCTCCTCGATGAGACCTACTACAACGGTTTTGTTGGGGGAAAGATTCACAGAAAGCACGTGTTAGGAAAGACAGATGGCTAGTGTAAAGAAGTTGCTTAAGGCAACTGCAAACATAGATACTCCAGTAGATGATCTCGATGTCACATTCAGCTTCTATACGCTGGAGGGGATGTGCAAGAAGTGCAACACTGGAGACTTTACTCTGATAGTCACTGACTTCAAACACAACAAGAGTGATCAGAAAGAAAGTATATTTAGGACTCAGTGCATGTGCTGCAACACAAAAGATATCTACTACGCTAAGCAGGTGAGTCTGATATAATGAATAAGTTTAAGGACATGAACGTCAGGGAGCAGGCTCTATACAAGCTGTGTGACTACGACGATGATGGAGATCGCGATCCGATCTTGGACTATGTGTCTATCTTAGAAAGCATCTTAATAGATATGGACGTTGGTAACTTTAAGACTCCAACGCTGAAGCAACAAGAAGTAATAAAGCTTCTTTTAGAAAAGTGAAAATGATGACTGATTTTGTTTCAATGAACTCGTTTACCCGCCTCATAGAGATTTTCAATCGCAAGACCACCTACGACGAGTTGATCCACGAAGGTGGATTCTCTCTTCCAAAGAAGAACCGCAAGGAGCTCACTCCTGAGATCGCTCAGTGGACTCTGGACAATGTAAAGAACTTTAACTCCGGAAATCCACGACTCCAGGAGATGATAAATACCTGCAGGGAATACCTAGAGCTCTATGCCCTAGAAGCTGCTATTCGTTCTTCGCTGGTTCTGACTTAAATCGATAGTTAAAGAACGATTCGTCGTACTCATCAACATCTTCCAGCGAGATGATAATGTTGTCTTCTATGATCTGGTGCAACGGATGGTCTAAACCGACTATCCTGCACATGGTAGACACGAAGGACTCCTTAAGGAGTATCAAGTCACCGGACTCAATGGGGTTAGTCTCCACCGGTGTCTCATTCAATCTCAGCTGAGCAAGGGCCCTGAGAGCATCCTCCACAATTTCATCAGCCATAGTAGCGAAGTAGGACAGCTTCATAAGCTTTATCTTTTCGGCTACTTCTTCAGGCTCGAGGGCGATGTTGGATACATCGAACCTCTTATTAACGATCGGAAATTGCACAACGTTATTTCCATCTTGATTTTTCATCCAATTATCTCCCATACAAAAAGAAAGGATACACATGTTAACTGTGTACAGTAAAGAGAACTGCCCGGCTTGTGCCAATGCGAAGAACCGTTTGAGCATACTCGGAGTCGAGTATGAAGAAAAGACTATCAACAAGGATATAACTCGAGAAGAGTTCTTAGTTATTTATCCTAACGCAAGAACACTGCCACAGATCATTGAAGAAGATGGTACTGTTGTAGGTGGTTGGGATCAGCTTAGAGTTCATCCAAACTACCAACTAAAAAAGATTGACATTGATTAAAACTTGTGGTAATATAGTTTAATTAAATAGAGTGATTTTGATTGCCAATTGACATAGTGAATGAATCCACCGTAAACGCTATGGGTGGGACGGAGCTTCAGGCATATGAACTCCAGCGTAGGCTACCAGCCGACCTCCTTGAAAAGTTTCAGATAATCCCATCCCGTGTACGCGAGCTCGACTTCTCTAAGAAGCGAGTGCTGTGGCTTCACGACTTGGCGGGTGATCCTGAGACTGAGCACCTTGCTAACGGTGGATACAACAAGTTCGACAAGCTCGTGTTCGTATCCAACTGGCAGATGCAGCAGTTCATCTACAAGTACTCGATCCCTTGGTACAAGTGTGCTGTTATTCAGAACGCAATCAAACCACTCGAGCTTAGCAAACCCTGGGTCAAGGGTGAGAAGGTTAAGCTCATCTACCACACAACCCCGCACCGCGGCCTCAACATCCTCATATCTGCATTCGATAAACTCTGTGAACTCCACGACGACATCGAACTTGATGTCTTCTCGAGCTTCAAGATTTATGGATGGGAACAGAGAGATGAGCAGTTCGCTCCGCTGTTTGACTTCTGTCGAGAACACCCCTCCATAAACTACCATGGCAGTGTTCCCAACGAGGAAGTTAAGACTGCGCTGTCTAACTCTCACATCTTTGCATACCCGTCTGTGTGGCATGAGACTTCGTGCATTGCACTGATTGAGGCTATGAGTGCGGGGTTGCTCTGCGTGCATCCAAACTTAGCTGCACTTCCAGAGACTGCTGCTAACTGGTCCTGGATGTATCAGTATCAGGACTCAATGAAGGATCACACCAACCACTTCTACCAGGCTCTAAACTCTTCGATACAAGCCGTTAAGGCTGGCACCGTCGAGAATAGACTCTACAATCAAGCGTCATACGTCAACATGTTTTACGACTGGGACCTGCGAGCTGTCCAGTGGGAAATGCTGCTAAGGAGCATATGATGAAGAAGCCTGTTAAGAATATCTACTACATTGATGCGACTAACGGACATGTGTTTGTCCGGCACATTGCTGAGGACTACTATGAAGCTAATAGGCACAGCCCAGCTTCTTGGGCCGTGGTTCGAGAGCAAGCTACCGATGATAAGAAATTCCCAGTTGGTTCTTGGATCTATAGAAATTTCGGTACAGGTGCTGCAGCTGAACAGTACATTGTAGCTGAGAAAGCCAAGTACGAAATTGATAAGACTGCATACGACGAGTTCACTGCTGAGGAACGAGCTCGAGCTGCTATAGCAAACGACAACTACGAGAAGCTCATCCACGACGAGAAGGTCTGGCGTGAGCAGAACATGAACGGCAAGGTATATAAGTAGCGTGATTATCGTAGATTTAAGTCAGGTAATGCTCTCAAACATAATGATGAGCATCAAGAACAACAACGACATCCACGAGGACGTGATCCGTCACATGATCCTCAACTCCCTGCGATCGTACAACTCTAAGTTCTCTAAGGAGTACGGTGAATTGGTCCTTGCATGTGATGCCCACAACCTGTGGCGCAAGGAAGTCTTTCCATACTACAAGGCCAACCGTAAGAAGTCTCGTGATGCTTCTACCCTCGATTGGAAGAAGTTATTTGAGATCATCGACAAGGTCCGCGATGAGATTCGTGACAACTTTCCCTACCGTGTCATCCGCATCGACAAGGCTGAAGCTGACGATGTTATCGCCTCTCTCGTGATTGCGAACAGCCTCGAGGATATAAATAACAATAATAAGATACTGATCGTAAGCGGTGATCGGGACTTCGTCCAGCTTCAGAGGTTTCCGAATGTTGAGCAGTACGATCCTGTCAACAAGAAGAGAGTGGTTTCCAACAACCCTCGCAATCAACTCGTTGAGAAGATCGTGCGTGGCGATGTCGGTGATGGTGTTCCAAACATCCTCTCCAACGATAACAGCTTGGTGATGGGTATCCGTCAGAAGCCAGTTATGGCTGCTAAGGTCAACGAGTGGCTTAAGATGAAGCCTGAAGACTTCTGCAACACAGGTGACATGCTTAGGAACTACAAGAGGAATGAGCTGCTTATCGACCTTGCACTCGTTCCAAAGGATATCCAGGATCAAGTCTTAACTGAGTATGAGAACCAATCCGGTAAGAGGAAAGATAAGTTAGTGAACTACTTTATGAAGAACAAGCTAGTACAGCTGTTCGATTTTATTCAGGACTTCTAATGCCACGTCTAGGAATATCAGAAGTCCTCGAGCAGGTCTCAGAGGCTAAGAAGCCGGAGGAGAAGATTGAACTTCTCCGTAAGCACAACTCCACAGTCCTTCGCGACGTGCTCCGCCTTGCATACGACAAGGACAAGGTCTGGCTCCTACCAGAAGGCAATCCCCCATTCACAAGAAACGAGCTGCCTGGACAGCAGGGAAATCTATTCGCCGAGTGGCGTAGGATGTACCTGTTCTTCGAAGGTGGCAATCCAAACTTGACTGCGGTCAAGCGTGAGTACCTCTTTATCCAGATGCTAGAGTCAATCGATCCTCGAGATGCTGACCTAATATGCAGCATCAAGGATAAGAAGATGCCGTACAAGACTGTAACCAAGAAGCTTATCGAGATGGCCTACCCAGGCTTCTTCGGTACTTCACTCTAAAGAGACGACTATGGGTAAGACCTACCGCTCGGATGGCGACGATAACTATTCATCCTACACAAAGTTCACCAAGAAGAAGATTAAGACCAACAAGATTAAGAACTTCTTGGACCAGCACGGTGATTCCTCCAAGTATGAGTACCTGGACAAGAGTCAAAAGTTAGATAACTCAAAGGATTAACATGCCCCTGTATACATTCCATAACAAGAAGACCGGTGCTACATATACTGAGTATATGAAGATAGCCGATATGCTTGAGCATGTTAAGCAACCTGATGTGGAGCAGATTATTGGTGCTCCACAGTTGGTGTCAGGCATAGGCCTGAAACCGGATGCAGGGTTTATAGATGTGTTAAAGAAGATCAAAAAGAACAATGTTGGGAGCAACATTGACACATTTTAAGGAGTTACAACTGGATGGTATACGATCCGCTGGCTACAATCAATCCCGAGGACTTTTTCGAGGATAACAATTTTGGTAGGGGTAGGAAGAAGAAGACTAGGAAGTCTCGACTTACACACAGCACCAGAAGTCCGATCGTTCAAAATAACCTAGAACTCAAGAGCATATTTCCTAAGTCAGAGAATCAGAAAACAGCCTTTGAAGACTACGAAGATGGTAAGAACCTACTGCTGCATGGCATAGCCGGTACTGGTAAGACTTTCATCGGTGTCTATCTCGCGATGCGTGACTTAAAGGATAAAGTTGACGGTGTTAAGAAAGTCGTCATAGTTCGTTCAGCTGTTGCATCCAGAGACCAAGGCTTCCTTCCAGGCGGTATCGCTGAGAAGAGCGCAGTCTACGAAGCACCGTACAAGAGCATCTTCTCCGAGCTATTCGGTAGGGATGATTCGTACGAGCTCCTAAAGAAGCGTAGGGAAGTGGAGTTCATTACTACTTCGTTCATTCGAGGCATAACCATCAACAACGCAGTGGTTATAGTCGATGAAGTCCAGAACATGTCTGCTCAGGAACTACATACCATTATCACTCGTCTTGGTAAGAATACAAAGCTTATCCTGTGTGGTGATCACCGTCAGGATGATCTCACTGGTAAGAAGGGCGAAGTGTCCGGCCTAAAGGACATCATTCGAGTGCTCGTAAGCATGGGCACGATGACAAAGATTGAATTTGAGATGGGCGATATTCAGAGGAGTCCTTTCGTCAAGGAATACCTGATCCAGCGTCTGAAGCTCGGACTCGATAAACCTCTGGATATCTAATGGGATACTTCTATATGGCTCCTATTGATGCTGATATTGAAGAATTGTTAAAGGCGGCGAGGGGAAACCTTCGCCTCCATTATGGTCCACCCGATTATCTCATTGGTATGGCGAACACTTATATAGATGAAGTATTAGAGAGAATGAAACAGCAGATATATGAAGCTGCATTTGAAGATGTAGCGAAAGAACTGAACAAAGCAAAAGAATATCTATCCAATATCGGAAGATATGATGATACAGCGAGTCAGGTTACAGCAGCAATTGCTAACCTAGACAGAGCCCTGGAAATATATAATGAAACTCAAAACATTTCAGCACCTGCACTTCCCGGAAGAGAAGTACAAGAAGGCTGAACGTATCGATGGCGAGGCAATGCGGCTCTACGAAACTGTAGATGGTAACCGCTACCCGAGCATCACA